CGGTTCGCGTTCATGGCGGAAAACAGGATCTCGGTCACGGTGGGATCGATCACGGTCACCAGGGCGGAGGGGATCCCCACGTTCCCGGCGGTGATGGTGGCGTCCTGCGCAATCATCCGGGCGGTGCGGTCATAGTCTACCACGGCGTGCCCGTTGACGCTGTCAAAGGCCATGAAGTCCTTGGCATACGGGGAGGAAATGCCCTTCCGCTTTGCCTCCAAAAATGCTTTGCTAGCCATATCTCAAATCTCCCGATCAGCCAAAATTAGCGATGATGATGATGTCCCCGGCAGCGGCCGCGGCGGTCTGCACAGTCCAGCCAGTGTCAATCTCCCCGGAGCTCGCAGAGGAACCGAAGGAAATCGCGCCAGTGGCAACGGTGACCAGCACCTTCTGCCCCACGGTGGCGGATCCGGTGGCGGCGATGTTGTACGCGCCCCGCAGAGCCACAGTCACGGCGTCCCCGGCGGGGTAGACCAGGGAGGCGTCAGTGCCAGCGGCGGTGGCGGCGCTGATCACCCGGGTCACCAGGCCCACAGCCGCAGTGGCAGAGGCGTTAGTCAGTCCCACAAAGCCAGCAGAGGCAAGGGCGCCCCCGGTGTTGACGGCGTTGGTGGACGGCAGGGCAAAGGTGCCAGCGGTAGCGGTGCCGTCAGACTGATACTGCTTAACGGTGGACACAAGGCCCTGGAAGGATGCGGCGGAGCCGGGAATACCCAGCGCGGGATTAATGTTGACGGTTGTCTGAAGTCCCATTTTATTAACTCCTGTTTACAATTCTTTAACTTTGCTGAGGATCATGTCAATCGCGTTGGCGGCTTTCCCGGCGGGACGTGCGTCAGCGGCGATCCGCTTCTTGCTGGCGGCCCGGACACCCCGGAAGACGTCACGGGCGGTGGCGCGGGTTGCTTTGACGCCCATCTCCTTGCAGGCGGCCAGGTAGACGTCAGCGGCAGAGTCAAAGGCTCCCAGCTTGATCTTGCCCAGGACGGGCTTGACGTCCTCCGCAGCGGTCAGCCAGTCAGCCACCTGACCACGGGCGATCCGGTTAAGGCTGTCCCGCAGTTTGGCATCCTCGCCCAGGGCCTTCTTCTCCCCCTCGGACTCGTGCTCTTTGTCCAGCTTGCCCCGCTCGGTGCGCATTTTCTCCTCGCCGTACTTAACGCCATCAGCGAAGGCGTGCTGAAATTCCAAAGGCTCAGAGTCGTACCCGGCATCCTTCAGCATCTTGCACTCATCCTCGGTGGGCGCCCACTCGTCCATCTTGGACAGGTCATCCTCCTCGCCATCAGCAGGCTCGGCGGCGGGCTCCTCCTCATCGGTGGCGACAGGCTCCTCACCCTCCTCGCCCTCGGCAGGCTCGGCGGCGGCGGGTGCCTCCTCCTCATCGGTGGCGGCGGGCTCCTCACCCTCAGCAGGCTCAGCAGCGGGCTCCTCCTCCTCATCGGCGGCGGGCTCCTGCTCCTGTCCCTTGTACTTCTCATAGCGCGCAAGCAGGCCCTTCAGGGTTGCCTCCTCCTCCTCCGACAGGGGGCCGCCGTCTGCGGGCTCCTCATCCTGTCCGGTCTCGAGCGCGGCAACCTTCTCGGCTATTTTGGCCAGCGCAGCCTTGATCTCCTCCAGTGTATCCATGTTTGCTCCCGGTTTGCTGTCATAGACTAGGACATCTGCGCCCGCCCTGCCCTCTTCTACAAGGGCCAGATGGTTACCGCGGATGTCCCGCATAATGAAGTCATAGTGCTGTCCGTCAAACTCGCCCGCCTTCATCTCCGGGCGGTAATGATACGCCATGGACAGCTCTCTCAATGCGCCTGAATTGATAGCTCTTTGCGCGTCAGCGTCAAAAATTGTCAGGCTATTCATTAGATAGGGTGCGCGCCACTCGGCGTCCGTCCCTGTCGCTCCCACCCTGGTCTCCCGGGCGGGCGCGTCCGCAAATTCCGCATGGTGCCGCAGCTGCACGGGGATCCCGTTGATGCTGGCCACCGTCTCCGGCTTGCTCAGCTCCTCCGCAGGTCTGTAGCCGTAGTAGATCTTATCCGGATCCAGCCCTAGCTCCCGGTAGCCGGGGATCTCCCGGCCATAATAGGGAGCCACCTGCTCCTTGGTGAAGGGGCTGATCTTAACGTGCATGAAGCCGTTATCGTCCATCGTGCGGACGCTTGCACGGTCAAAAGCGATCAAATCACCCATCTAGCAGATCCTCCGGGATCACAGTCCGATATATACAGCGGCAGTAGGGCAATTCCGCGCAGTGGATGAAGCGATTAACCTCCGGATCGAACATTCCCTGCTGGAGATTAAACCGCTTCCCGTTCATTTTGATGTGACTCTGCCGGGACTCAAATTGCCCCGGGACATGGATCCAGACTCCTTCCGTGAAGCCCATGGCCTCGTCATTTGCCCGCTTGACGGACTCCTGCACCTTGTTCACGGCGTCTATGGCCATCCGGTGTACGACGTCCCGGCGGAAATTCAGATCGGCAAATTGCGCTTCCATCTCCGGGACGGACATCCCCTTCTCAAAGGCGGCGGCGATTTGCTCCTGCACCGCGTCAATGTGCTGCCGGGTGAGCAGGGCAATCCGGTCAGCGTTCTGCTGGATCAGCTCCGGCAGGGCCGCCCGGGCTCCCGGGCTGATATACTGACTCGCCAGGCTGATCCGCTCCCGGAAACGCCTGCCACCTTCCCGCCACATTCTGCCGTTGGCCCCAGGGGCCAGGGGGTCGTTGTATGCCGCTTCTGCGGCCTGCTCCCGCCGTCCGGGGACGTCGCTCCATGCCACCGTGCCCCGCTCGCCTATGCCCAGGGCTCCCAGCTCACGCCCGGCCCTGGTGACGATCACGCCTGCCAGGTTCTCCGGCTGCCGGACGGCAACCGCGGTCCCGCCTCCCAGCAGACCGCCACCGCCCCCGGCGGCCGCGCGGCCCAGGGGGACGGGAGGCGCTTCCACGGTGATCGGGAGTGCCTTCCCCGGCGGCTTGAGTCTTGACCGGATCGCCGCGCCTGATATGCCCGCCTTCTCCATCGCCTTAACCTGCGACGCGGCGGCATGATCGGCGCTCCGTGCGGCGTATTTTGCCGCTATACGCAGGATCCGCCGTTGAGCGAAGCCCATGACAGCAGATCCAAGGCCGGACAAAAAATCCACGATCCCGGATAGCATTGTATGCAACGACGCGTCTTGCGTAACCGGGTTTTCTGTCCCATCTGTGACGCGCTTAACATATATTAATGCGTTTTTGCGGTAAACGGCGGACACACGGCGCATGAGTGCCAGGATCTCCCGCTCATAGGCTGCCGCCACCCCCGCGTTCCCCTCCTGGGCAGGCAGCACCCGGAGCCGCCGCGCCGTCATGCCCGCGCCACCTCAGCAACGGCGGACTCACCCCCGGCAGGGGCTCCTGTCTCCCCGGGAGCCTGCTCCCCTCCTGCCGGAGCCGCGGGCGCGGCGCCGGGGCCAGGACGATCGGCCATGAAGGACGCCACCAGCTGATCCAGCTCGTCCCCGCCCTGCACGTCAGCACCCTCGTTAGGCTCCGGCGCCTCATCGGCTATAAAGTCCAGTCCCATCCGCGGATCTTGCTTAACCCGCTGCCGGGCTTCCTCCGCGCTGATCACGTTGCCCTGAAGCAGGCCGGACAGGGTTTGCGCCACCGTGGCGCCCACCTGCGCGTCAGCCGCGGCGTCATCCGTGCCCAGGCGGTTGAAGTCAAAAGAGATTGACGGATCAATCTTCCCGGTCAGGTGCAACTGCAGGCAGGTGATCGCCCGCTGGATCCCGTCCCTCAGCAGCTCCTGCTTACTTGCGATATGGTCATAGTAGTTCCGGATGTCGCTCTCCCCGGTGGCGTTGAAGCCGGAAGGGCTGATCCCCAGCAGCTTGACCGCCGGGGTCCGGTTGATCGCCGCGATAAACTCCAAAGCCTGCCGCACAACCTCAGTGACGCCGGAGATCGTCAGGGTCACGTTTTTAACGTCTTCCATGTTGCGGTCACAGACCAGCACCGCGTTGTTGCTCCGGTAACGGGTCAGCGCCAGCATTTTCGCATCCAACTGTGAAACCCCGTTCATCTGCGACAGCAGATCCTCCGTGTTAGTCTGAAAAACCATTAAATTCAGTTTTTCCAGGATGTCCGCCGCGCTCACCCGGGCCCGGTTCCAGTGGAGCACATAGTCCCACAAGATTTGCGCCTGGGGGATGCCCATAAAATTGTATGCGGGCCGGAGCAGGGTAGGCGGCAGGTTATCCCGGAGGATGATCAGCCGGGTCTTATGTACCCGCTTTGTCAGCACGATCCAGTACTCCGGATCGGTCATGTAATCGGGCCGCAGCGGATCGGTGGCGTTATACAGCCCCGGGGAAACATTGACCGGATCCACCAGCACAAAGCGCAGCTTGCCCCCGGGCTGGAGCTCATCCGACGTCTCTGACAGCCGCAGGGGCAGGGAGGGATCGTCCGTCCCGGTGTCAATGTAGATCAGCGCGCCTCCCATATATCCCATGGTGGCGATCGCGTCAGCCCACAGCTTACGCAGTTTGTGCCGCTCCATGGACTCGGTCAGACGGTCAAGATCTTCCTGCGGGGTCTCATCTCCTCCGGTCAGTTCGATCCACTCCCGGGTGCAATCGTCCGCCACGGTCTGTATGCAAGTCCGGATCATGCCGTTTTGTGCGATCTGCTGAAGAACACCGTAACCGACAAAGGAGGTCATGGGGAATTGCCCCAGATCCTCAGCGTGCCCCACCAGACTGTCAGCCATGGCCGCCAGACCGTGGTCAAAGGCCATGTCCCGCTGATCGATTTCCTCCGGGCTCATCCCCGCCCCTTCCGGATCCGCAAGGGTGACCGGAAGACCAAAGA